ACAAAAGTAGAAACAAAACCAGAAATGAAAACAAAAGTAGAAACAAAACCAGAAACAAAACCAGAAATGAAAACAAAAGTAGAAACAAAATCAGAAATTAAAAAATAAAATAATATATATATATATATAATGGATAAGACTATAGTTTTAATATTAGTAATGATTTTATTTATAGTATGTCTTTGTAGTTCAAGCAGTATTGTTTATTTCTTAAGTTCTGATACAACGTCTAACACGTCTAACACGTCTAAAATATCTAAAAATTCTAATACATCTAATACATCTAATACATCTAATACATCTAATACACCTAAAATATCTAACACATCTGAATCAGCACCTAGATCAACATCCGAATCAACATCCGAATCAACATCCGAATCAACAAATAACACAACTACTGAAATTACTAAAACAACCACTGAAACGACTACTGAAACATAAAATTGAAAAATAATAAAAATAATAAAAATAATATTAAAAATAATATTAAAAATTTATAGAAAAAGTTTAAATATTATACTCAGGTTTAATTTGTTTATATTGAATAGACATCTTATAATCAGGACCAAATACACTCATTAATTGTCTTTGTAGTTCTGTATTAAATTTATTAATTAATTGTTTAGGTAATTCTGAAATAAATTTATCATTTTCATGATGTGTTTTTGTCCAAATTTTAATAAGAATATTTTTTTTCTTTACAGCATAAGATATACCATTTATATCCTCATTATGTAGAATAAATGTTTCATTCATAATCATCAAACAGATAGATACAAATATTTCAGTTGAGACATCTGTTTTAAATCCACGTTGAGTTGAATCTATTTTTATAGAACAGATACCGCCAAATTTATTATTGACATCTTCCCATATTGGAGCAATTTCACCTCTCATGATGAATAATTGATTTTTATAGTTATCATAAAATTGAAAATTATTAAAAAATCTCCAAAAAGAACCAATACTATTAATTATATATCTTTTTTGATAACTATTTAATGTCCAATCACTATTGTCAAAACGATGAACCCAAACAGTCCAATGAGAATTTAATTTAAGTTCATTACCAATATCACCATAATCAACATTTTCATCATATAGTTCTTTATGATCAAGAGTCTTATTATCATATCTTGTATTAGGTCTATTTCGAAAATTATCTTTTCCAGATTTATTTTTATTATCACTAATAAAATCAGCAATATTAATATTATCTGGAATATTTAACATACCCTTTGTTTTAGAACTGTTGTTTACGTTATGATATGTATCATCATCATTTGTTTTATTATCTGTCTGGAAATCTTCAGTTTTATTTTCAGTTTTATTTTCAGTTTTATTTTCAGTTTTATCTTCAGGTTTATCTTCAGTTTTATCTTCAGTTTTGTCTTCAGTTTTATCTTCAGTTTTGTCTTCAGTTTTATCTTCAGTTTTGTCTACAGAATTATCATCCATATCAAGAGCATCGAACATGTTTCTATTTTTTATTTCTTGTGTTTTTTTATCAGATTGATTATTTACAGATTTCATAATTTTTTTAGAAGGCATTGTTAATAAGATATTATATAAAATAAATCTTTAACTAATTAAATATATATATTTCAATTTTTATTCTAAGAGGAAGTTTCTTTAGAAAACAATCTCTTAAAAGAAAAACAAAAAAAATTAATAAAAAAATTTAATAAAAAAATTTAATAGAAACATGCAATAAAACTGCTAATACATAAATTATCAGGAGGACATAAGAATATATTTTTTTCAATAGATTTTAATTTTAAAATGATATTAGTATAATTATCTAATTTAATATCATCATTCATAAATTTATTTAATAGATATTCATTAAACTCTACTATTAATTCTAGAACAGAATATTGATTTTTATTAATAATATCATTAATTAATTTATAACTATCTTTTAATTTATTATTTAATATTATTTCAAACATATCATTTATAATTTTTTGTGTAGGATAACCAAAAAAATTAGATATACATTCTTCATTAATTTTAGTAAATGACATACTCAAAGATTGTAAATTATTAATAGCTTTTCTCATATCACCTTTAGATATCTTATTAAGAAAATCTAATCCATCATCAGTACAATTAATTTTATTTTTTTTACAAATATATTTAATTTTATCTTTTATTACATCTGGTTTTAATCCAGAAAATTTAAAATTAATACATCTAGATTGAATAGCAGGATCTATATTTTTTATCCTATTACATATTAAACAGAATCTGGCATTTTCTGTAAAATCTTCTATAATTCTACGTAACATTGACTGGGCACTAAGTGTCATTGAATCTGCTTCATCTAAAATTACTAATTTAAAAGGTTGTTCTTTATAAATAGATTTTGTAGATACAAAATTTTTTACTTTATTTCTTATAATTTCAATACCTCTTTCTTCTGATGCATTTATTTGTAAAACCATAAAACAATAAAAATCTGCATAAGCTTCTTTTGCATAAGCATTAATTATAGATGTTTTTCCTGTACCACTTGGTCCATATAACAACAGATGAGGTAATTGTCTTAATTTAAGATATTGTTTTAATGCATCTTTTAAAATATCATTTCCATAAATTTCATTTAGTATTTTAGGTCTATATTTTTCAACCCATGGTAATGTTTTATCATCATATTTTTCTTTATTATTTTCACAACTCATATCAATATAGAATTCATCGTCTGAAGATGTCATAATATTATTTATGTGTTATTTTATTAAATATATTAAATTTCTAAAAATCAATTTTTTTATAGAATATAAAAACGAAACAATTTTTCTTTTAATCAAAAAAAATTGATTATTTAATTATAAAATATTAATATTACTTAAATTAATATTACATATATATATATACAATGGACAATCCTACATATGCTTATGACAGATATATTAGACAAATCGATCATATTGATTTTGAAGTCTTGCCTAATGAAGAAATAAGAAACAGATCGGCATTTGGAAAAGATAATCCAGGTACAACATTACCTGAATTATATGATAATGGGGAACCACGCAAAGATGGTCTCGCTGACCCGCGACTCGGAACAATAGATATAAATACAATATGTGCCACATGTGGATTTGATACAAATTTTTGTCCAGGTCACACAGGTCATATGAATTTAGCAGAACCATTTTTTCATATTGGTTTTTTAGCTAATATCAAAAAAATATTAGATTGTGTATGTCTCAAATGTCTCAGAGTATTAATTCATAAAAATGAGAATAAAATAGCTGACTTATTAAAAATTAAATCAGGAAAAGTAAGGTTAGCAGAAGTATATAACGCTGTAAAAAATATTACAAATTGTCCAAAATGTGGTACTACGGTATCTAAAATAAGATTAGAAATAAAAAAATCAACAGCATCTATATTGATGGTTGCAGAAACTGATTTAGAACATCTAAAAGACGAATCAATACAGATGTTAGGGAAGAAAAAACTTAAATTAGTATTAACACCAGAAATTGTATACGAAAAATTAAAAAATATTAGTGATGATGATTGTGTAATATTAGGTATGGACCCAAAACGAACAAGACCAGAAAATATGATTCATACAGTATTTTTAATTCCACCACTTGCTATACGACCTGCAGCAAAAGGTGATTTTGCAGGGGGTTCTACTATGGAGGATGGATTAACACATCGTCTTATAGAAATTGTCAGAGCGAATTATCGTATATTAAAACAAAAAGAATCTGCTGGAGAAAATATTAATAAATATGCGACTGATATTGTAAATCTATGTCAGATACATATTGCATCATATTTTGATAAAGACCAGATATCTAATCCAAAAGGAGACCAATCTAAAGAACGTTCTCTAGCACCAAGTATCAAAGCAAAAGAAGGACGCATCAGAGGTAATCTTATGGGTAAACGTACTGATTTTACAGCACGTACAGTAATTACATCCGATCCTGTAATTGATTATAATGAAGTACGTGTACCTGTAAAAATAGCGATGACTTTAACTTTTCCAGAAGTAGTTGGACCATCTAATATAGAATACTTAACAAGTCTTGTTAGACGAGGAAGATATAATTATCCAGGGGCTAACTTTGTATTCCCTGCAAGTAATATAGCATCAGGACAACATATCAGACCTCTTGATTTAAGAATTAAGAAAGAACAAGTAGAATTAAGATACGGTGATATAGTAGAAAGACACTTACAAACTGGCGATATTGTCATACTCAACCGTCAACCGACTCTGCACAAACAGAGTATGATGGGTCACAGAATCAAGGTTATTAACAATCCTGATTTGATGACATTTGGTATGTCAGTGATAGTTTGCAAACCTTACAATGCTGATGGACAGAAAGGCACGTCAGGCCATCAATGTCAGCAACAGGAGGCGTGAAAAGCGTGCAACCTCCTAGTATATAAATCTAAAAAAATTGAGGCAAAAACTATTTAAACATAATTTAAATGATATACATTATAAAATGAACGTAATAGATACAAACCAAAATAATGTCAAATGCTGTTCTAAATGCGGTGAAGAAAAACCAGCGGATAGAATTATTAAAAATAGAAAAATATGTAAAGCTTGTTGTCAGAAAAAAATAAAAGAAAGATTAGAAGAAAGAATAAAAAATCTAGATATAACAATAGATAAAGCGTGTATAATATGTAATATTGTAAAAAATATTACATTATTTTCCAGAAAAGCGATGTCAAATATATGTCTAGATTGTAAAAATAATAAAAGTAGAGAGAAATACAGCAATAATGAAGAAATTCGTAAAAAAGCCTGTAAACAAGCAATTGATTTTAAACAAAAGAAAAAAGCCATTCGTGATGAAATTAAAAAAGAAGAATTAGAAAAATTAGAAGCAGATATTGGTAAAGAAAATACAATATGTAAATATTGTAATAAAGTGAAAGCAAAAACTAGATTCCGACATAATCGTCTAAAATGTAGAGAATGTGAACGCGATGATCCTAAATATAAATTACATAGACTTGTTAGAATACGTATTAGTGAATTTTTAAAAAGTAAAAATAACAAAAAATCAAAACATACGTGTGAATATTTAGGATGTACGCGAGAAAATTATATAAAATGGTTATGTTATAACAATAATGGTTTTACTATAGATAATCATGGAACTGAATGGCATATTGACCATGTGATTCCTCTTTCTAAATTTAATCATGAAAATAAAGAAGAGATGAACATTGCTTTTAATTGGAGAAATACGATGGCTTTATCTGCGAAAGATAATTTAGCAAAAAATAATAAGATTTTAAAACAGCAAATAGAACAGCATTATAAAACATTACAAGATTATCATACAGAAAATAAAATAGAATTGCCTCAAATTTTTAAAGATTTATATGCAAAACACCTTGCAGCGGGAAACCCCTTAGAGCCTTAACTACCACCTTTTATGGGAAACTGTAAAAGGGAACTCGGTTAATAGCCGAAACCAACGGTTTAAAATTAAAAATAATATTTTTAATTTTTAAGCTATAGAAATATAAAACATTGTTTTATAATTCTATCGGTAACAATGTTAAGGATTGGGCAATCCGCAGTTTACTACCTAACCTCGTTATGATAGAGTATGGTAGGGCTTCAACGACTGAACGGGTGTTGGTGAACGATGATGGTCTAATCAACCTGAGTTTGCTTAAGATACAGTCTGCCCCTCTGGGAAACCTTAGGGATCAAGCGTTTGATGGGGATAAACTATTTATCTTGTCCCAAACAGTAGACTGCCTTATTAGTTGCTGAATTACTAATAAGGGAAAACAGTGTAAATTTCAGCTATCTATTACAATAGATATATATAATCTACTAGTAGATGTTTCTTATTTTAGCTAATAAGAATTATCTGCAAGATTCCCAAATTGCGGGGATATCCTAAAGCTCAATGTACCAACCTATATGTGAAAATATATAGGGGAAACGCGTAATGGCGTTTGTAATATGTTATTAAAATATATAAGCAAATATAACTATATAATATTATAAATGGAAAAAGAACAAAATAATATAATTGATAAACAAATAGATATTTCTGTTAAAGATATATTATTATCAATAAACGATTTAGACAAAGTATATGGTGAGATATATTTAATTACCAATATAGAAAATAATAAATTATATATTGGTCAGACACGTAGTCATCGATTAAATAGAAATAAATATAGACCATTCGGGTCAATCGGAAGATTTAATGATCATGTAAGTGAAGCCATTAATAATACAAAACGAAAACAATGTACATATTTAAATAATGCTATACGTAAATATGGTAAAGACAAATTTACGGTTAAAATAGTAGAATCATGTGATGTATCAATGTTAGATGAACGTGAACAATACTACATAAATGAATACAATACATTATATCCAATTGGTTACAATTTAACAAAAGGAGGAAAAACTAATATTATAGAAAATAATATTGTAAATAATCAAGAATTTGAAAATTTTAAAAAACGTGGAAGAGAATTTGGATATAAACATAAATCATCTACTATTGAAAAAATGAAAGCTAGATTAAATAATGATACATTATTGAATGAAAAAAAGAAAATAATGGCAACAACTATGTCAACATTTTATGATAATAAAAAAATAGATATATTATCAAAATATAATATCGATGACGATGTAACTAAATATATTAAACCAATACGTAATAAAATGTCAAATGAAATACATGATTATATAATAAAAATTGACGAACATACATTGACAATACGATCTAAATCAAGTACATTAGATAATAAATATGAAAAATTATGTAATCTTTTAAATAAAGCCAAAGAAATGCAGAAAATAAATAAAGATAATTTAAAAATTAGTAACGATTAATAACAATTAATAACATATAAGGTAAAAATCATTGAGATGTGCGAAAGCTAAATGGATTATCCGCAGCCACTGACCTAAACTCGCATAGACAGAGCATGGTTGGGGTTCAGAGACTTAATAGGAGTCGGTCAACAATGAAGGTCTAGTCAACCTGAGTTGGCTTAAGATAAAGTCCAATAGCTCTCCGAAAGGAGAGATGCTAACCATTTTAATAATGTTAATCTAAACTATTTTATAATAGCATGATTAACGAATGGGGATAAGGAGATGAATATATTCATTTGTCAAAGTATACAGACACAAATAGAACTGAAAGAAATAGCAGATGTAAAGAAACAAATTATCTCACCTAGTTCATCGAGAACTAGTATTGGTCTAGCACAAGATGGGCTAGTAGGTGCATTTAATTTGACAGCACCGCATATTAAAATAAATTGGAAAAATACAATGAACATATTAACTTATACAGGATTTGAAAAGTTTGATAAAATAACAAAAGATAAAAATTATACAGGGCATGAATTATTTAGTAATATTATTCCACCTGGAATTAACATTTCAGACGGTATTATAGTTATTAAAGATTCTGTATTACAATCAGGACGTCTTTCAAAAGATGCTCTTGGCGAGAAGAAGAACTTTGCTATCCACCAACTTATTTGGGATAGTTATGGAGCGGATGAAACTAAGAAATTCTTAGATAATTCACACAGATTAATCCATAATTTCAACTTATACAATGGATTTACAATTGGTTATGGTGATGCAGTAATATCTGATACAATTAAAAAAGATATAGATAAATTATTTGCAACAAAAGAACAAAAAGTAAATAACATGATTGCTGAGATAGAAAACAACCCAAATCTCATGGAGAAAGACGTATTTGAATTTAAATTACTACAAGAAATGGGTACTACTCTATCAGATGTTGGTAAATTAATTATGAAAAACATAGATAGTGAAAATAACTTTAATCTTATGGTTTCTAGTGGTTCAAAAGGTTCGGTTGCAAATATTGCACAAATTTGTGGTAGTATGGGTTTCCAAGCAGTCGAAGGACAATTACCACCTAAAAAATATAATAAGAGAAGTTTACCATATTTTCATCAGAACGATGATCGTATTAAAGCCCGTGGTTTAATCAGAGAATCATTCTTTGATGGATTAGATTTTAAATCATTTGCATTTTTACTGATGGCAGGGCGTGAAGGTATTATTGATGGTGCTCTAAAAACTGCAACTACCGGATATGCTCAGCGTCGTTTAATTAAATGTATGGAAGACGTAATGGTTAAATACGATTGCTCTGTAAGAACCGCAAATAATGCGATGATTCAAGTAGTATACGGCGATACCGGTTCCGATACAACTAAACAATACAGATATAATATTAGATTTGTAAATTTTGGTAATACAGAATTAGCAAACAAACATAAATTTACTGATAAAGAACTATCAGAATTTAAAAATTATAAAGATAATGATACTGTATATGAAGAGATGAAAACAATGAGAGATGAATTCAGAATTATTATGCGTAAGGCAAAATGTGATTTTAAAGCAATCCAAACAAATCCGTTTTTACCAATAAATTTAATTCGTATTATCAATACAAATCTAAATGATAAAGACCTAAAAGTAGGAGAAAAAGTTAAACCAGAATATGTCAGACATAAATTAGAAGAGATTATGAATAATAAATATACTAATTTAATAATGATGTCCGAAAAAGATCGTGAAAATCCTAAATCTATTAAAAATCATGATGAAAAATTATTCAAAACAACTTTGAAAATGGCTCTATATGATGCATTATCGCCAAAGATGTGTATTAACCAAGATATTACAAAGAAACAATTTGATAAGATTATAGATGATATTACAAACATTTATAATAAGAGTATTGTACAACCCGGCCAGATGGTTGGTATCCTTAGTGCACAAGCGCTTGGCGAAACTATAACACAGATGAACCTTAACGCTTTTCATAGTGCTGGCTTATCTACTATGAAATCTATTACAGTTGGTGTACCACGTATCCAAGAAATATTAAGCTTAAGTAAAAATATAAGCACGCCACAAATTACAATTAGATTAGAAGAACAATATAAGAAGAGTAAAGAAATGGCTCATAAAATAGCATCTAATCTTAAATATACAACATTCGGTGATGTTAGAGATCGTATAAATGTGTATTATGATCCAGAACCAGAAGAGGATGATTCAATTATGAAGAGAGACAATGTAAAACAGGTATTTTATAATCAGAAATCTGGAAAAAATAGTTGTCAATCAAATATTAATGGATTACCATATTTAATGAGAATTGAAATCATTAAAGAGAAAATGTTAGACAAAGAAATATCGCTACTTGATATCAAGAGTAAATTTTGTCACTGGTGGGAAACCAGATTCAACGATATTAAAAATCTAAAGAAAGAAGAAAAGAGAGTAATTAATAAGATTACAAGTCTTGCAATCTTAAGTAACTCTGATAATGATGCTCAGCCTGTTATTCATATCCGATTTAATGTTAAAGATGTTGACAAAGTGCGCGACCCGTTTAACAGAGAAACATTAAATGAGTTTATAGAACATATTATAGATAAATTTAAACTTAAAGGTTTAGAAGATATCTCAGATATTCCAAATATTGCATCTGAAAGATTAATAACTTTTAATAATTCAGACCAAGAAGTTAAGAATATGGATGAATATGTAATATATACAAGTGGTGTAAATCTAAATGAAATCAGATATATGGTCGGCATTGATGTGTATAATACTATTGCAAATGATATCTACAAAACTTACAAGACATTTGGAATAGAAGTAGCAAGAACAAGATTAATGAGAGAATTAGATGATGCTTATCAACAAGCCGGACACGTCGTCGGTTATACACACTTATCAATTCTAGCAGACATCATGACAAGTTCAGGAATTTTGATGTCAATTGATCGCCATGGTATGGGTAAATCAGATATGGATGTTCTTGGCAGAGCATCTTTTGAAAAAGCAGTAGAACAGATTTTAACAGCTAGTGTATTCAATGAAACCGACCATATGCGTGGTGTATCATCTAGAATTATGGCTGGACAAGTCATTAAGGGTGGTACAGGATACTGTGATGTAATATTAGATACAGAATTAATAGAAAAATCAGAATATACTGAAGAAAATAAATATAAACAATTCAAGGAAATTATAGCTGATAATATTGCCTCAGATATAGTAAATAGAGATAACGAAGAAATATTTATGCCTATGTAAATTTTTTATAAATAAATTGATAAAAATGAATTTAATTACATATTAAATTCATTTAATAAGTTACTTGAATAAAATTAAGATAGGATATAAAATTTGTTAATGAAATTTAAAGAGAAATTTAACGAAGAAATATTTATGTGATATATAAATTTTTTTATAAATATTAATTAAATATTAAATTCATTTAATAAGTTACTTGAATAAAATTAAAATAGGAATAGATATTTTTAATTAGATTTAGAGAGAAATTTAACGAAGAAATATTTATGTGATATGTAAATTTTTATGAGAAAGAATAAATTATTTTCCATAAAAATTGATTTTCAAACCATCTAATATCCAAATATAAATACTAATATCATAAAATGGATATTAATATTTCTGGTAAAGTTTATATATATTTTGTTAAGAGCATCTTTAAAGATAATCAAAGAATAGGATATGAATTTATAATAAATACATATAAATCCGATAATAAATTTATTGATTCTTTAAACAGAATAAAAAAGATAAATAAAAATGTGTTATATTTTGATATAACAGATATGAAAATTCCGGTCAAAATATATGATAAAAAATATGAGTGCAATATCGATATAACATATAATGTAACATTAAATAAATTAATATTAAATAACATGACTGATATTATATATGATAAACCAGAGAGAATTATAAATAAAAATATTAAATTAAATAATTATGCAACAAATAAAAAGAATACTGTAAATAAAATCCTAGATATAATTTCTCATAACTAATATTCATATTTGATATTCATATTTAATATCTCATGTTGCGTAACTCATCAATAGCATTTCTTGCAATTTTTTCAGTGCTTGATTTATTTATAGCGATATTATATAAATCACGTATTTTTTTAATATCAATCTTATTTCTAATATTTTTCTTTGTCTTGTAATGCATATCAATAATATCTTGTATTTGATTTATTTCATCATCAGTTAATTTAGGTCCCATTGTGATAATAGAATAATTAAATTCTTTAGGTAAATAACAATCAATAATAGGTAATCTAAATAGATGCATATGTTTAGATATACCTCTGCTAGGTACATATAAATCTTCACCGGCACCAACACCATCACCATAATATCCTTCATATTTAATATTATCAATAGTTTCACCATCAATCCATAACATACGTAATCTATTATAATAAAAATTCTTTGTGAGTGTTAATACATTAAAACAGAATGGACCGTTTGGATCTTTATTTAGTCTGTCTCCTGTAATTGGGTCCCACATATATTCAAATTTAAATTCTAAAGAACTTGGTATTTTTTCAAGAGTAATTGGGTCTAATTTTAATTCTCGAATTACACGATATGTTTCTGTAGTTGTTTTATCAAAATTATATTCTATTTTTTTTGATATAGATTTAGATGAATCACCAATATTATTAATCCCAAGATTATTAAAATCAATAAAATAATTATCATCAAAACTAGTCATCATATATATAATATAATACAATATAATACAATATTTGTTATAGAAATATTAAAATTCAAATTTTTATTTATAGGATAACTTGTTATCCTTAAAATAAAAAATTTATTGAGGCTTGCTTTAGCAAACAAAACAAATTTTTTTAATAAGTATGATTTTACTGGAATTAATCTTATAAAAAATTGATTCGCTGATAGATGAGCTGAAGTTCTCTATTATCTCATAATTTTTTTATAGGGAATTTTTTTTAGAAAATTCCCTATAAAAAAATTGAAATTTAAACTATTTAAAAATTAACTGAATATTATATAAAACTATATATAAAACATGCCTAAAGAATCTACTAAAGTATCTAAAAGTAAAGAAGTCGCTGATGTTGACGTAGAAGTTGACGATTCTAATGAGGAATCTAATTTTGTTCATATCAATGATTTTGATGTAGACAAAGTAACACTACCAGCAATTGATGAGAAACGTTCAAGCGATTCTCGTTTTCATTCTTTTCCTACATATGATTATGGAGGCAAACATCAAGATAAAATTACAATTGTAACAGATGAAATTAAACTAACAAAAGGTGGTATTCCAAAACTCGATGATAAATGGCGTAAGAATGATTCAAAACGCGAATTCTTCTGGTTAGGATGGGATAAAGAACAAGAAGCATGCAATGTACTTTTTGAAAAACTTAAACAACTTGATGAGAAATTTGATAGTCAAATTAGTTATGATTCAGATGAAAAAGTAGACCATAATCTTGAAACAAAAACAGTTCATACTCTTAAAGATAAAAAGAAAGAACCGCTAACTGTACTTGAATATGTACCGATTGTACGTATGTCTGTACAAGGAGGTGATGGTGAAAAGAAAGCAGACCAACCAGAATACACACCATATGAACGTATCAAAGTTAAATTTCTAAAGAAATGGGATCCTAAAAAGCAAGAAGGAGACCTTAGTGAACTTACAACACTACTTTATCTTGGAGAAAACGAAGAAGCAGAAAATCTAACATATCCTTCTGACTTTGAAAAATATCTCCGATGGAATTGTACTGCTAAATTTGTATTACAAGTTACTAAATTTGGATGCAAAAAAGCAGTAACAAAAGATAAGAAAGGTAAACAAGAACCACGTGAATGTGGTTTTGATATATCTGTTGTCCAAGTTGCGATTACAAAAGAGGCACCATCTAGTGGTACTAGCGCTGATAAATACCGTAAACGTATGTTTCCAAAACTTAATTCTGTACCAACTACTAAAGTAGCGGAGCAAAAAGAACATGCTGAAAAAGCTGAACAAAAAGAAAAGGGGTCGAAGAAGAAAGACGAATCATCAGATGAATCTTCAGAAGATTCAGATGGTTCTGATGGTTCAGAAGATTCAGAAGGTTCTAATGATTCAAAGGATTCTAAAGCATCTACAAAATCAAAGTCTTCAGAATCAGAAGAACAAGAGAAATCTAAAGCTAAAAAAGCAGAAGTAAAATCTGATAAAAAACAACCAGAAAAACAAACAGATAAGAAACAAGAGAAACAATCTGATAAAAAGACAGATAAGAAAGCCGATACTAAAAAGAAAGTAGATTCGGATTCAGAATCGGGATCAGGTTCAGAAGATTCAGAATCTGAGAAATCTGACTCTGAAGATTCATCATCAGAAGATGAAAAAGCTAAAGCTAAATCTAAATCTAAAAAATCATCTCGTTAAACAATGATAATAATATTTTTTTATGAATAATATATATTATGAATAATATTTTTACGTTTGATTTTATTTTTTTTATTTCTATAATAAATCTATAATAAAAATTATGATAGTAAATTTCACAGAGACAGATATGTCAAAAATAAACTTATATAATCCATATGAAGATGCAGAAGACATTGTAAAGATAGATATATCATATGAAAAAAATGATGCTTTAATGTTTAGATTAGATGAGTTAAGTGTATTAACAGTTACTGATAAAAATATATTGTTAGATCTAAATAACAATGAAAATATAAAAATCAAGTTTGATGAATTAGATAAATATATAGTTAATCTAATACAAGATAGAAAAATAACTAAAAAACTAAAAACAAAATTCAATTATAGACCACTTACAAGTAATTATAATAATAAAGATTGTAATTATGATATATTAAATCTCAATTTAAATTTTGAAGATGAATCAGATTATATTACTGAAGTTTATATTAATAAAAATAAAAAAATAAATAAAAATGATATGTTAGAATTATTAAAAAATAATGGTAAAGTACAATTAATATTTGAAGTAAAATCAATTATATTTGATAAAAAATCTTCTATGATATATCTCGATAATATTATTAGATTAATGAAAGCTAAAAAATTAAAACCAAAAAGAATAGAAAAACTTAAATATATGTTTAATGATTCAGATAATTCTGATGATTCTGATAATAAATCAATAAATAATAAAACAAATGATGATTGTATAATAAATAATAATAAATCTGATACAGAATCGAATACAGAATCAGATATAGAATCAGATATAGAATCAGACAAAAACAAAGACAATAATCCATATATGGATGATGATAAATCATATGAAATAAATATGAGAGATGATGATACATCTATTGATGAAACGTTAATTGATGATTAATCGAATTCAACAATAAAGTTATAAGCTTCTTGTTTTTTTATTATTTTTGTTTCTATTTTACTAGACTTATTACTTTTATCTGATTTTAAAGATTGTTCTTCTTTTAATTTCTTTTTAATTTTATTTTTCTTTTTAATTTTATCAAGTTTATTAGATTTATTCATTTCATCAATAATAGTTTGATAATTTTTTTCTACACAATCAATAATTTTATTGGAAATAGCCCACTTAAAAAAATTTAATTGACCAAGAGTTGTTGTTACAGTTTTATTAGGATCTTTTTTATCATAATTATACATAAACTTACGATCTCTTCTGAAAGGGTCAAAGTTCTTTTTCTTATAAGATTTTAATTGGGCTTTATACATAATATTAATACTAAAATATTCTTTGTCATCTATTTTTATATCGACATTCTTTTTGGAACATCTAGTAGCTACCCATTCTAAAACACGTAATGATATACAATCTCCGGTATCAGTATCTTTATCTTTGTTGATAATCTTAACCATTTTTTCAACCAATGCTATATCACATTTTCTAAAATACTTATCTATCATTTTAAAATATCTAAATTGACGTTGATTAGCAGAAAAGAATACTTCGGGAATAAAATTTTTTTCAATGTATGTACTATTATCATTTGTATCTGACACACTCGATAAAGATTTATCGGAACAAACACTCGATATATCTGACATCCAATATATATATAATATCTTAAATATTCATATATTTAAGCTATTTAATAAATAAATATTTATGTTATTCAATAAAATAATAATTTAATCAGAGTCATCTAAATCTAAATCTAAATCTTTCTTATCTTTTTCATTATCTATTTGATTCTTTGATTTTTTCTTAGGTTTTGCTTCTTTCTTTTTAAGATTTTCTTCTTCGTCTTTTGCAATTTTATCAATCTCTTCTTTGGTTAAGTTCAGATTATCATCAGTTAACATCTGAATCTCAATATCGTTTTTAAATTTTTCATCTTCTTTGATATTATCTTTGTAAATTTCTTCTTCAACGGTATCTTTAATGATAAAACGTACAACAGTTACTTGTTCTAATTGTCCTGTTCTGTGAGCACGACCAATAGCTTGTTTTTCGGTATTTTTACGAAATTCATATGTTCCACTAATAGGTTCTAATAATATTACTTTAGTAGCAGCTGTAAGATTAGTTCCAGCGGCTGCACTAGCAGATGATAACATAATTACTTTAATATTATCTTTTGTTGTAAAATCACGAATAGCTTTATCACGTGACCACACATTACCTCTACAAAATACATTCTGAATACCATATGTATCAAGTGTATCACCTACTTTTTTTAATAAGTCATCCCATTGAGAGAATACTATACATTTTTCTTTTAAATTTTTGATATAAAATATAAGATTTGCAAGTTTAGTTCCAACTTTATTTATCAGACTAAGTTTATCTTTTATATCTTTTGTTTGTTCTTTACGGGAAAGATCTTCAAAAGATATCATATATATTTCATTTGGTTTGGTTGGTTTCATGCATTGAGGACATTTAGGATTTGATTGAATCATTTCTTTGATACATTGAAAACAATACATATGACCACATTTGGTAACTCCGACATCTTCACCAGTAATGGGATTTAAACATATACTACACATTTCCTCTTCATCTACATCGTCATCGTCTTTTTTATTTTTTTGTTTCTCAGTAATTTTATTAATTTTTTCCATCATATTACTGAAAAATTCGGCAGTAGATCTTTTACCTTCATATTGTGTCTTTGCTTCTGTTAATTTATTTTGTAATTTTACTAGATTATCTCTCATATTATTTAATGTAATCGATGGATTGTTATTTAATTGTTTATTAATTAACTTTGTAATATTTGAAACATTCATTTCATTAACAATATAAAGCGGTTTATTTTTGTCTTCATCTTCATCATCTGACGATTCATTAACATCATCATTATCATCATTATCATCTAAATTATCTAAATTCTCTAAATTATCTAAATTCTCTAAATTATCTTTATTATCAAATTCAGGATCTTTAACTTTTTCAGGATATTCTATCTGAACTCTATAACCTATTTGACGTAGATATTTACGATATCTTTTAAATTCAGTAACTTTAATTTTGTATTCTGTTTTTTTAATTTTATATTCAATAAATCTAATCTTTTTAGCAGCAATCTCGGATGTTTTCTTATGATGACTTACAAGAGTTTTTTGAATATCTTCTGGTGTTTTGCATCCAGACAATTCATCTTTTAATTCATCAATAATTCTTGGGTCACAACATGCTTGACGAACTTGTATAGATAATTTATCAATATTTGAATTTACAATATATGCATTATATAAGGCACGTTCAGTTGGTGTAAATTTAAGTTTAATAATCTCTTCTTTTAACGGTTTAAGTTTATATTCACTTTTACGTGATTCATTTGTATTTTTACGATAAAATTTATTTAATAAATATTTTTGAATAGATTCAATATTAAGAATAGTATTTATATTTTGTATTTTATAATTGGTAACATATTCGACCATTTTTTCGAGACATTGGTCACTCTTATCAAATGGTGTACCAGTAACAACCCATCTATATTGACTTTTAAATAAGCGTAATAGTTTTAGAATATAAGAATATTTTGTATCAGTAACAAGAGAATGAAATTCGTCAGTAACAATTCGATGAAATTTAATACAATTTAATATAGGTTTTACATCAAATAATTTTGATGGATCTTTTCTAATTTCAGCAGCTTTCTCAATAATTTTATCATTTACTTTTTCTTCCAAATATGAATCAGAATTTATCCACGTTAATGCTTTCTTAGACCCACATAGCGGTTTTAACCAATTATCATAATAACATTCATTACCAAGAAAATTAAAAGATACAACAATAAAATCAGCATCTAATAAATCTAGATAGGTTGTTTTATCATGTTGGACTTTTGTAAACATCTGAATAATCTTAAGATTATACTCCGGCTTGATTGTTTTCTCAAACTCTCTTACCCATTGTTTTGCTAGTTGATTTTGACAGATTATAAGAGTTGCCTTACTAGAAAGATAAACTGGGTCAACATAATATGATAAGTTATAAGGTTGGTTGATAAGAGCTGCTGCAATAACTTCAAAAGTTTTACCAACACCCATCTCATCTGCGAGTAATCCTCCGTCAAATTCTAATTTTTTTCTGTCTTCGAATTGAATAAATTGTTTTTGTACAGAATCATATACTATATCACCAAAAAATATTTCATCATTATAACTATAATTTAATTTATTTTTATTTATCTCTGTATCACACATCCATTTTACGGTTCTTTTTTGATATTCAAATAATCTTATTTTTGTAAAAGATGGTTCTTCAATAATAGGATCAGTTACATCAGCATTTGCATCCGCAGATTTTATTTTAATAAGGTCATTTGTATTTTGATTTGTTTTTCTATGTAGATTATACGCACAATGATATGAACATGCATTGATTAAAAAATCTTTATCTGGAATATTATTGTTATCAATAGAGTTTTTTAATTTTTGATGATTTACACATAAAGTTAATATTTTTTTCTCACTTTCTGTTTGACCAACTAAGCCAATAGATACTTTAGGTATGATAAACATAGTTATTTGATAAAAATTAGTATCTATTTTATCAGATAAAGGTGTAACATCTTTAAATTTATTGAATTCGTGTATTGCATCTTTTCCAGTTAGAGTTTTAAAATCACTAGAATATAAATCATTTAATGTTATATTCATGGTTTTAGGGTTCTTGTATCCATGGTCACCGCACCACTTATCATAAAACATGTAGGTATTACCTTCAATATTCATAATCTATAAGTTAATAAATAATAGTCTTATATAGTTTTAATTTATAAAGTTCAATTTTTTATATAACAGACATTCTCAAAGTTTTATTGAGAAATCTGGTTTTAAATTTTATTTTAATAATAATATCTAAATCATTCATATAATTTTTACTTTGAATTATTTTATTTAATAATTTTTGATATTCATCAATTTCATCTTCATTATCAATATGTATTTTTATATTTATTTTATTAATAAAATTCATTATAATATCAATATTGTAGAATAACATCATCTTGATAATAATATAAGATATTACAGATGTAGTTTGATTAATATTAATTTTAAATAAATCTTCTGCATTGATTGAATTGATTGAATTGATTGATTTGATTGATTTGATTGATAAATTATTATTACTAATATTATCATATTCAAGATATTTAAAAAATTTAATAATTTTTGAAGTTTGGAATAATAAAAATTTCATTTCAGTTTGATATATTTCTTGTAAATTAATATTCAAGGTTACAGATTTCCAACACATATTTATAATACATGCAACTGTTTCATTATAACTTTCATTTATTCTGTTATCGGATTTATTATCATTCATATCAGTGATATTAAAAATATTATTAATATCATCAAACTTATTATTATTAATAAATAAATTATGATCGACAGAAATATAATGTAATAATTCATGTATTAATACTTTTTCTAATTCTTCTTTTCTCCATACAGAAACATGTTCACCAATTAAAGTTGAGCCTGAATTAATATTCATAGGAGATAATATTTTAGTTTTATTAAATATATATTTTTTTCTATTACTTAAAAATATTATTATATTATAGAAATCAATATTAGATATTTTATATGTTTTATTAATTTCTCTAATTAAATTTATTATTTTTATTATTTTTATTATCTGTATCTTAATATCATTATCGTTTAAATCATAATAATATAAACTTATCTTGTAATGTTTATCTTGAATAACTATATGTTTTAGATCATTTGATTCTAATTCTTGAATAATATCAATAGAAATAAATTTATGATAAAATATATTTATTAATTCTTTTCTATCATCATTTAATAAATTATTATGTAATAAATTATCACTTAAATTTTGATTAAAATCTGTAAAATCAATATTATGTTGATTTTTTACAAAATATAAAATAAAATCTTTAAATGTCCTTATATTTGGAAATTTTTTTTTAAATAATTTATAATATTCAGGATGTTCTTTTTTATCATGTAGTTTTTTAATATAAGCAATATTATAATTTGGTAAATTTATTTTATCATTATTAATATAAGATGATATTTTCAATAACTTTTTTATTAATTCATTATTTGTATTTATTTTAGTATTAATATTATTAATTTTTTTCATATATCTTGTAAGATATAAAGAATATCTATCAAGTTTCATATCTAGATTCATATTAATAATATATAATTATATATATATTTTTTTTGTGTGTTTATGAAATGATTTTTTTATAAGATAATAATAATATAATAATATATAATGAATAGAAATAATATGAACAACATGAACAACATGAATAGAAATAATATGAATAATAATTTAGTGAATAAATTTCAAACATATATGAATAGTAATACACCATTTCAGAAAAATTCTTTATTAAATAATAATCCTACATTTACAGCAAATTCACGTGATGCAAATTTTTACAATAAAATAAATATGGCAAAGTTAGAACAAATTAAAAGAGCTAAAAATATTAGTGATATAGGTTTAGATAAAAATCAATTAACCGATTTAGTAATTCAACCTATAACCATAAATAAAACTAATAAAAAAGAATTAGATGAATCATATAATCAAATATTACCATCCCATAAGAAAATAATAGAAGAATGGTGGCGTTCTAGAACAAATCAACCATATAAAAATGTTATTAAAAAAGATTTATTTAATAAAGATTATAAGAAATATTATAAAGATAGTATTTTTAATACAAATGTTAAAAATAAAGATGAATTAATGGTCCATAAAGTTACAAGTGCGGACTATGATGAATTATTATTAGAAGCTGAGTTTGAAATATTAAATAATATAATTGAAAAACACGATGATGAATTAAAAACTATTTATTCAACTTCTAAAAAAAATCATTATAAAAAAGAATTTGAATATGTACAAAATTATAGATATAGATTAGAATATAATCCTAAAAATTCTGAAGAATTAAAAGATTTCTATAAGAAAGAACAAAAGAAGATTAACAAAGAGAAAAAAATGATTGATGAAATTATAGGTTCATTAATTGAAAATGATGAATTAACAAAAGAAGAAATAGAAAAAATAAATCAAGAAATAGAAACTATTGATCATTCATCAAAGAAATCTTCAAAAAATAAAAATATAGAAGATGAGTTAAGAGAAGAATTAGGAGAAGATTTTGATGAAATTATCGAAAATATTTTAGTTGATTCTGATGATAATTCTGATAATAATTCTGATGATGATTCTAATAAAAAATCTAGAAAAGATAAAAAGAAAATCAACATTACAAGTTCTAAAAAATTAGAAGAAATTAAATCAGAAAAATCCAAGTTAGAAAAACCAAAATTAGAGAAACCCACAAAAAAAATAAAAGTGAAAACAATAAAAAATAATGATAATAATGAAAATAATTCTGATAATTCAAATAATTCAAATAATTCTGATGATAATTTAGATAATTCCGATAGAATTAATAAATCCGATAAATCTGATAAATCTGACAGATTAGAATCTCTTAAAGATAGATATAGAAATAGAAAATAAAAATTTATTTATGTGTTAATAAAGTGTAATAAATATAATATTTATTATTATATTTATGGAAATTAATAATTTAGATAATACAGAGAATTTAGAGAATTTAGATAATTTAGATAATTTAGATAATTTTGATGAAGATTTAATAACATTTATGAAAAATAAGAATAATATAAATAAAAATACAGATATAGATACAGATAAAGAATATATTATAGGTATTGATTTAGGAACAACTAATTCATGTTGTTCAGTATATAGAAATAATCAAATAGAAATAATACCAGATGATAAAGGTAATAAATATATTCCTAGTTATGTAGGTTTTACAAATGTAAATAAATATGTTGGATATGAGGCAAAAAATCAAAGTGTAATAAATTCAAATAATGTATATTATGAAGTTAAAAGATTAATTGGATTAAAATATTCAGATGATATTGTGCAGAAGGAAAAGCAATTTTTGTCATATAATTATATTCCTGATGAAAATGATAATATAAGGTTAGTATCTAATTTAGGATATACTGAAACAAAAACATTTTCACCTGAAGAAATATCTGCCAGTGTATTAATGAAAATGAAACATATGGCACAATCTTATCTAAAAACATCTATAAATAAAGCAGTTATAACAATACCTGCGAGATTTACAGATGCTCAGCGTGCAGCAACATTTGACGCAGCAACTATAGCAGGATTAGAAGTTATGAGAATGATTCATGAACCAACGTCTGCTGCGATAGCATATGGTTTAGCAAATCGTAAACTTGAAAAAGATGATGTATTAAATATTTTAGTATATGATTTTGGAGGTGGGACATTAGATGTATCAGTTGTAGAAATATCAGTTGATGAATCTGGACAAAATATATTTACAGTCTTAGGATCAGCTGGTAATACACATATGGGTGGAGCTGATTTCGATAATAAATTATTTGGATATGCATTAAATAAATTTAAACAAATAAATAAAATACCAAAATTAGAAAATATAGAATCATTGAGCATTCAGAAATTAAAACAATCGTGTGAAAATGCAAAGAAGATATTATCAACAAAAAATAAGACATATATTGGTGTAAAAAAATTTTATAATGATACTGATTTAATATTTCCAATTACTCGAAATGAATTAGAGATTATTTGTGGTGATTTATTAATTATATGTTTAAAACCAATTGATGATGTTTTAGAAGCATCAAAATTGACAATATCAGATATTGATGAAATAATATTAGTAGGAGGAATGACAAGAATGCCTTCAATTGCCAAACGAATCGAAATGAAATTTAATAAAAAACCAAATATTTCATTAAATCCAGATGAAGCTATTGCAATCGGTGCTGGTTATCAAGGTGCAATATTATCAGGAAATTTGGATCCATTTACAGATAATCTAACACTATTAGATATTACGCCATTATCGATGGGTGTCGAAACAGTTGGTGGAGTTATGGATGTATTAATTGAAAGAAATACTATTATTCCATATTCAATCACAAGAACATATACAACAGATAGTGATTATGAAACATCGGTTTTAATAAAGATTTATGAAGGAGAAAGAACATTAACAGTTGATAATATATTTGTAGGTGAGTTTGAATTAACTGGATTAGAACCAGAACCACGTGGTATGCCTAAGATTGATGTCACATTTTCGATAGATGTTAATGGTATTGTTACAGTTTCTGCAGAAAATACTAAAACAAATGATAAGACATCAATTATAGTAAATTCAAATAAAGGTAGATTAACAAAGCAAGAGATATTAAAATTAGTCGAAGAAGCAAAAGAATTAGAAATAAGAGATGAAATTGAAAGAAGAAAGAAAATGATGCATTATGAATGTGATGATATATGTTCAAATATTATTAATAATTTAAATAATCCACATTATAAATTATCTGATTCAAATAAAGAAACAATTAAAAAAGATATAAATGAAGTATTTAAATGGTTACGCGAAAAGAAATATTATGAAAGATCAGATACAGAATTAGAAAATATTTTAGAAAATTTAAAAAAGAGATATGGTACTCTTATAATAAGAGGAGTATTAGAAAAAGAAAATCAAGTTAAATCTCTTGAAATTAATGATTTAGGTACAAATATATATTCAAATGAAAAAGATGATAACAATGAACTTGACGAAGATAATAAGATTATAGATATGATAGATGGAGAATATAATGATAAAATGAATGAAGATGAGATAAATGAAATAAAAGAATTAAGAAAAGAAATATTTAATTTATGTTATAGTATTTTTGATATAATTTGTAACGATGGATTTAAAATAGAAGATATACATAAATCTGAATTAAAAGATTATATAGATGATACATTATTATGGTTACATATACATGATAAACCAAGTAAAATAGAATATAAACAAAAATTAGATGAAATAAATAATGAATGTGATAATTTGATGAAAGAATATGAAAATAAAGAAATATTTAGTGAAAATGAAATATTAAAGAATTCAAAAAATCCAAAAAATGAATTAGAAAATATGTTAATAAGTTTAAAAATATTAGTTGATGAAAAACAAATAACATTAAAAACAGTACAAATAAAATTATTAACAAAAGAAATAGAAAGATTATTAGATATTGTATATTCAGATGATAAACATTCTGATGAGGATTATATTAAATTAATAGATGATTTTAATTTATATTGTCAGAACTTATACAATGATAATAATGGTATTAATTTAGACATTAATTTAGCTATTAATGTTATAGATAAATCAAATATTATTCTTAAAAATGATGATAATGATACTAATGGAACAGATATTGAATTTTTATTAAAATTAAAAAATCAAGAACAAGAAAAACAATTATTAATAGATACAGATAATATAGTAGAACATATTGAGATAGAACATATAGAAAATATCCTTTAAAAATCTTAAATTTAATTATTTTTAGTAATATTAACAAATAGAATTAAACTATCATTATATATTTTTTCTAAATAAGTAATTTCTTTTAAGATTTTTGATGATTTATTTTCTAATTCTTGAATAATTTCATCAAGTGTATTAATATTATTTCTTAATTCATCATATTTTATCTTATTTTCTTCTAACATTTTATATAATTGTTGATTGTCTGTAACAGAATTTGTAACAGAATTTGTAACAGAAACTAAATTATTTGATATATTTTGATTATTAGATATAATAAGATTATTTGATTTATTTGATATATTTGTATTAAGTTCTATATCGGATATCATATATAATTATAATATATATAATATTTTTATTTATTAAATTAGTTAGTCGCGGTAAAAGAATTTAATGATGTTGATGATAATATAGATGATTCTAATTTATATGAATTCATTATAGATTTTGTTTTATCTGATGTCAACATACGTTCTCCTCCATTTAATATTTGTGTTATTGATGTCTCAGTAAGTTCAGATTTATCATTTTTATTTGATGATTTTATAGATTGGGTATTCGAATGTGTATTAGATTGTGTATTCGAATGTGAATTAGATTGTGTATTCGAATGTGTATTAGATTTTATAGTTTGTGATGTATCCGATATAGAATTTTGTTTTGATGTCATTGATGAAATAGATTTATTTGATTTATTAGTATTAGATGATGTTGGAATCATAGATGTATTTGATTTATTAGTATTAGATGATGTTGATATTTGTGATGTTAAACTGCCACCTTTTTGGTTATATTTATTATTTTGACTATTTTGTAATTCTTTTATTAGGTCTTCAATATTTTTATTTTGAGTATCAATAGTATTTTTTAATAGATCCATTTTAGAATTCATATTATTTTGAATATTTTTAATTTTATCTAAATCTTGTTGTATTGATTCATATTGTAATTTTTTTATTAATAATTCATCTTGTGTCATAGTACATAATTTATATGCACCACCGATACTATATCTCAATAATAATTCTTTTTTCTGTGAATCATTTTTATTTTGTTCCATTAGAGCATTAGCTAATTTTAAAATTCTTAATAAAATATTATGTACAAATTTATTATTTCTTTCTTTAATTTTTTCTATTAATTGTTTAGATTTTGTTAATAATTCTTCATTTATTTTATCTTCTATGTTTATAATGTCTGTATATAATTTAACTAATAATTCAATATTACCAGTAAATGGTGAATCAGTATGTGGTACTAAATCATATGATGTAGAAGATTGTGGATCATAAATATATTTTATTATAATATCACGCGATGTACCTATATTTATATCTATTAAAAAAGTATCTTCATCATCATTTAATAATTTAAATAATTGTAAAATATTAAAACTTCCTAATAATTGATTATTGGGACTTTTAAAGATAAATTCATGTTTAACTTTATCGTGTTCAACTATTATAGAATTATTATGTTCACCATTTCCTCCAATTATATTAAAATTATTAATAATTGCAGGTTGATTTATTTTATTTATATTTGCATTAGCATTTGCATTAATATTTGCATTAATATTTGCATTAATATTTGCATCATTAACAATATTATTATTTAAGTTTTTAATCCTCTGAGTATTCAACATGTTATAATAATATATATATATATTATATTATTATAAATTTTACATTATTTATTATTTAACAATAATAAAGTAATTTAATAAAATAATTTAATAAAGTAATTTATTTTGCTTTAGATTTAGTTTTAGTTTTTTCAACTTTCTTCTCTTCTACTGGTTTTTCTTGAGTAGTTCCAGCTGTTTGTGCAGATTGTGTAGGTTGTGTAGGTTGTGCTACTTGAGCTACTTGAGCAGATTCTTCTTTTTTAGAAGAAGATTTTTTAGAAGTTTTTTTAGTTACTTTTACAGTAGGTTCAGGTTGAACAGATACTGGAGTAGCTACTGGTTGTGCAACTTCATCTTCTTCAAAGTTTACATTAAGAAGGTCACCACATTCAG